TGTGCCGTATTTTGACGGGAGCAACGACAACTCATCGTATGCGTCTTCTCTTTTCGCAAATTCCATTGAGACAACGGGGTCGAACAGCTCCACCGCATCTTTCACGCCAAGGCGAAACATGTACTCGCATATCGACCCCATTTCCCGCGCAAGTCTAATTGGAACCATCGTTGAAGAATATTTCTCCGCCGTCAACCAGTATTTGAGAACTGTCAAGAGAGTCAACCGATGGGGCTATGGTTCTCCCGGCGATAAGTTGGATATTGAATTTCTCGCATAAGTCAGACAGGATTTGTATACCCTTTTCGGTAAATGCCACGTCATCCACAATCGCCAACCGCAATGCCTTCTTCTTCAAATCAAGCCGTGCCGACTGGAGAATCACCCCTATTACAGAACGCTGAAATGATGAGTATGCGAACAAGTGACGCATCTCGGCATTTTCGTTATGGAAAAATTCTGTGTCATAACACCCGTTATACATCAGCCACACCTCGATTTTACCGCTATCGGTCTCCGTTGGCACAACGGACAAGCCCTCCACTCCCGTGTTTATGGATGCGTACAATTTCCGCAACTTATCCAACTCGGACTCATAATGCGCCTTCGCCTCTATCCACGACAACCATAGTTGATACCTTTTATACAATGAATTGGTCTTTGCTGCTGATATTTTTTGGTCATTGAGCACGGCAATCTCCTTATCTATATCTGTTGTATCTACGGCTTCAATTTTCGGGTATACGGGTAACGGGAAATTCTCAACCTTGTCACGAAGCGTCTTTATCTTGCCAAGCAGCACTTTATCGTCAGGCTCTCTTACAGGTTCCTTTGTGTCGATAAGTTTCAACTTGTGTGTCATCTCATCATTTATGGCTTTGACAACGCTATCAGATGGGCGCACAAAATAAGCCTGTACCAACCCGACTATCTCCTGCCCCTTTTCTTTCTCGATTATATATTGGGCTTGTGATTCCTCGTATTTCTTAAATGCCTTTGCGTATGTATCATCTTTTGCTGCGCGGTCTTTACGCAATTCATCCACAAGCATGTTGCCCTCGTCTTTCAATTCCTGTATTTTCCTGTCACGCTCCCTATCGATGCTCATTACGGTAAGGTCGTGTGCGTCTTTGCCACTCCTTTCAAGGCGGTCTTTTTTCAGTACCAAGTCCGTTATCTTTTTGTCTATCTCAACAATATCTACCGGGACTATCATTTTAAGCGTCTCTTCATCAATCCCCTCTTCCTTGAACCGCTCCATATATGCGCCTTGCGATTGGCACCATAACCTTGCATTGTCACGTTCAATTTTCCTACGCTCTATGGATGCGTTAAGTTCATCAGCTTTTAGCGCATTGAGTTCATCCTTGAACAACGACTCTATGAGTTTGCGATGTATGGTTTGATTTTCAGAGAACATATCCGCCATTTTGAACGTCAAGTCCGTGGTAAGCAGTTTCGTGTATTCACTTGCCGTAGCAGCCACACCATCTATTATCGGCTGATATTGCTTTCCGTTCTCATCCAATGAATATAAATAAAACTCAAATTTTGGGTCTCCCGATTTTTCGCCACGCTGATATTCTGAAACCCTTGCCCCGATATATACATTCAAATCGCCATCAAGTAATTGCGCTTGTGTGAAGAACCCTTTTTCAAGTATTGTCTTTTTCTTTATGGCGTCTGTACCCGAAATAGGAATTTTCAGCAGTTCCAGTAAACTGGATTTACCCGCCCCACTCTCACCGACAACCTGTATGAATTTCTTCGACAGAATGTCGGGTGTCAGTCTTACCACCTTTATGGTGTTGTAGTTCCCGGCTTCAAAGCCGATTATTTCTACTCTTTTCTGATTATTCATTTTTTAATACTATTTCTATGTGGTTTGTAACTCCTGGTGTCATGCCATCATCGTCATGTACTATAACAAATGCGTACTCGTTAATATTATCCAGATCATATCCTGAATTCAAAAACGCGTCTGCACATATTATGCGGCACCATACGTCCTCCAGATAGCTCCCAAAATCGGAGCGTGAGAATGTGAATAAAATGCCTCGCGAAATGTCAAGCGGTGACTTGGTGTCGAACGGGTTGTCGTCACGTTGTGCATCGTACTTCAAAAGTGATATTTTGTTACATTCCGGGTATGCTATCAACTGCCCGGCCAATTGATCCCTGTGGTCGGCGAGTACTTGTGCTCGCTTTTTGTCTTTTGACACGGTCGGCGAAAACATCCACGTGGTTTCCTTCTCT